AGGTCAAAACTAACAACCCAATCATACTTTCCTGGTTTCGGTTCCTTGACATAAGCACCTGCGTATTTGTCGTTTTTGTCGGATCGGTTTTTAGGAGGAATGACGATGTTCCTTCTCTTTAAATAGTTATAGATTATTGTATCCCACATACGAACTTGATAGAATACATCCTCATAATTTACCTTGGCTTCGTATGCCATAGTGAGAGCAAGTTCAATCAACTTCATCTTGCTTTCCAAACGGTCAACAAGTTCTACGTCAATTATATTGTATTCTACAAATTTCTGCCAACCCTTTGTATAGAAATCTTTAAATGTATCAAACTCAGAGTGATCTAATTTCTTCTGCCCAAGTTCAACACCAGCAATATAATCCAAACGATAAGATTCCTGTGCCTTATATGTAAACTTCTTATAAAGATCAAGATAATCTAATTGAGAAACTCCACCAATATCATAAGAAATATGCCTACGACCAGCGATATAAGTTTCATCCTCAGTTACAAGACCCCAAGGTGACATTCTCTTCATTAACTTCTCACCAAGAATTCTCTCAATCCTACGACACATATATGGAATATCATATAACTTACTATTCCATCCAGTAATAACTTCAGGAGTATTCTCCTCAATCATCCACCAGTTAATGAAATCATTTAGAAGTTCATATTCAGTTCTGAATGACTTATAAGTTACATTACCCTGCTTATTATTAAATGGTCCCAAACCCCATGTTCTAATTTGCTTTGTATTATAATCCTGTATTGTAATCAGAAGTATTTCTTCTGCAGCAGATTCTACATCAGGAAATCCATTCTCTGATTTTACCTCAATATCAAGAGTTACTAATTTAATCTTCTCAATATCAAACTTTAATTCATCTTCAGGATACTTGTCAGAAATATATTGGTAAATAAATCTCTCATTACCATAGATATTAAAATTCTCTACATCAGCATACTTCTTTATAAACTCACGACAATCCCTTACTGATCCAGGTTCAATTGCCTCAACAGTATCACCAGTTAAAGTTTTATACTTACTCTTCTTTTTTGAATCGACAAAAAGGGTTGGATAGAACTTCTCACGGGTTGCAAAGTGTTTTCCATCTTCATAACCACGAACCAAGAAGTTGTCTCCAACCATCTGGACATTAGTGTAAAATCGCATCACTTACTTTATTGTATATTTCATTATATTCAAATCTCTGTTGAGAAAGAAGATTGATATCATTGCCAGTAAATTCCCTATATGCCATCATAAACATTGTAAAATAATGCCATTCTTCTGGGGGAATGTAATGTGGAGATAGACACACATAGACATAATCAAATTTATAATTTTCAAATTTATATTCACTCCTTGGGTAAGTATAATATTTGTCTCCAAGTAAATCAATATTATAATCATTTCTTTCTAAATTGCCACTATTATTATTATGAATCCATGTAAATGATTTTAACCTTCCTTTGTGATGAAGCCAAGCTCCCCAATTACCCTCACAAACATAATCACTATTAGCAACATGAAAATTTTCCCATTCCAACCCTTCTTTAGCATGAGAACCATGCATTACATCATCATGATGATCAACATTAATTAATTCAATATCAGAACATTGATGTATTGCATAAAGAATTGCATCATGATCATATCCAAAAGAAACATCGGGATTATACTTTAAACTTTTTAAAAATATATCATAACAATAAAGTAAATTAGCTTGATCTATCCAATAATATGCTCGTTCTGCATGAGGATTATTATCATAAAATATCTTCCAACTAAATTCTGGAGGACCATTATGAATATTATGTTGATACGTTTCTATAACTGGACCCATAATATAGTCCAAATCAATACTCAATACTTTAGTAGTCAACTTATTCAACCCCCAATAAAGGAGTATCTGTTAATTTATTTGTTATATTTTCATATACAACATCATACTCATGCCTTTTTTTAGTAATAATATCAATACTCTTACCAGTTTGTTCTTCATATGCCATCATAAACATTGTAAAATAATGCCAATGAGTTTTAGGTACATATTGTGGAGACAAAGAAACAAATACATTATCAAATTTATAATCATCAAAAGAATACTCTGTTCTTAATTTAGAAACAGCTTTGTCACCTAATTGTTTAAAACCATATTCACTCTGTATTCTTTTAGGTTCAGTTTTATTACTATTAGTATTACGAATCCAAGTATAAGAATTTAATTTTTCTTTGTAATGAATCCATCCAACCCAACTATCTTCAAAAACTCTATTACTTTTAAGTGCCTCAATTTCCATATCTAATCCCTTAATATTTGGACTAGAAAAAAAATCTCCAGATAATATATCATCTTTTTGATCGATACTAATCAAATCTATACTAGAATAATCCTTAATCCTATAAAGAATTGCATCATTATCATATGCAAATGTAACATTCTTAGATTCTTTTATTACCTTTAAAAATAAATGATAACAATACATTATAGATCCAATATCAACACGAAAATGAGATTCCTCAAATTCACTATTATCATATAATTCACTCCAACGAATTGTAGGATTATCTGTATAGTAAAAACCATCATAAAGATCCACTGAAGGATCCATCATATAATTCAAATCAATATTTAAAACTCTCATTTAATAACCTCATTATACTTATCCAATATACTCTTACTTGGATCAACTATTGTTAAAATACTATCAGACTGCATAAGTAATGTTCTTTGATCGGTGACTCCTGGCCATCGAACAAGTTCTTCTTCATCTGTAACTCTAAAAGGATTTGTTAATTGACAATCTGGTTCACCAACATCAGCACCAATTTCATTAATCTCTGAGATTAAAGTAACTCCTATTTTCAAGATTAAACATTTAACCATTTAATGATTCCTCATACATACCAACTAACCTATCAACTGGTTCCATAATAGTTACAATCCAATCTCTTGGAAGTGCAAACTCAGTATCTTTGGTTATTAAAAACCAAGAAGTAAGAGACACTTGAACTTTTGATGCCTCCTCATTTTGATCAGATTCTTCTGTAAGTAACATAGGAGAAGATATATTTACCCTTTTAGGATTTTTAAAGAGATACCCATATGAATTTTCTTCTTTATCAAGAACCAATTCTTTAATATCTGCAATAAGAGTTTCTCCTGATTTTAACAAAGCTAATTTAACTGACATTTTATTTTCCTTTATAGAGTGTATTATAGCAATAAAAAAGGGGTCTGTAAAGACCCCCTGATCCATCTCGAACTCAATTGTATTTAGAGCCAGTCTTTTCTGGCATGATGTTCTGGAACAATCTTACCTACTGTAACAGTAAGTAATCCATCCTCAAATTTAACATCTCTAACTTCAGTGTCATCAGAAATTGCCCATGATCTAATGAAAGATCTTTGTGCTAATCCTTGATGTGCATAATCAACATCATCTTTCTTATCTTTATTTCCTTCTACAACCAACTTACCATATTCAGTGTAAACATTAACTTCTTTCTTTTTAAATCCTGCTAGAGCAATTTCTAGTTTGGACTCAACATTGTTTACATGAACTATATTGTAAGGTGGATAATTTACTTGTTGTGTTTCATTCCAAAAACGGTTGAGATAATCATCCATTCCTAGACTGTTTTTAGAAATCTTATCCAATAAATCTGGAAGATTTGCAGCATGATACTGTGCTAGTGTACCCATGATAGTAGCTCCTTTACTAAGCGAGTTTGTGTTTTGTGAACCCTTTCGGCATTCAATACTATTTAATCATAGATTCTTCCAATTGTCTGTCGTAAATACCCTCTAATATAGTTCTGGTATCCGTATAATCATTAACAGAGTACGTATAACCGCCCATCTTTTTTACTGCTTCCCCTAAAGTATAATCATTACCTCCTTCTTCCATTCTATCACCAAAGAAATGTAACTCATCATCCTCATTAAAATCTCTTAGTATCTGACTCTTATCACTACCTAATGGGCCAAGATCAAGACCAGTCTGCCCACCAAGTGCTACAGATAAATTTGGAAATTTATTTCTAAGTCTCTCTGCCATCTCTGACCTTTCATTAGTACTCTTATCCCATTTAATATATTCTTCTCTACCTTTTGTTGGATCTTTCCCCCTACCTAGAATACTAAAATTAACTCCACCAGGTCTATGTTCTATATGCAATCCATTACGTAAAGGAAAATCACTGAATACTAATTCATCATTCAGATGCATCTCTACATCTTTAGGTAACTCCCAATCATCCCTATAAACATTTTTATCCTTTTCATAAGCATCACTACCTGAACAATTATATACTCGTTTAGCAGTGTAACATATATCCAATCCTAACTGCTCCAATGTCTTCTGCCTATCACTACCAGTAACAAGATAGACATCATGGTGACGACAGAATATTAGAAAAGGTGCCCAAAATTCATGGACAATCTCTTTCCTACTAGGTGTCAAAGTCCCATCAACATCAAAAATAAATTTTTTCATTCAGTAATCAAATTCATCCAATATATCTAGTGCGTTATTTAATGCAAGTTGTGCTGCCCAACGTTCCTTATCATCCCATTCAGGATACCAAGTATGATTATCAATCCCTTTCTTTATGTGAAGGAGACGTGATTCCATATCAGTTTTTTTAAGTCTTCCGTTCATGTAAGTTCGGTATAGATTATCTGGCCAAGCACATGTTAATGGGCAAGTTGCTACTGTCATGCTCTGTACCAATTACTATAACAATATTTATTTTAAAAGTCTAGATTTTCCTCTTGTTCTGTTAGGAGAGTAACACTGTCTGATGTTGGTCTAGCAACACATGTAAGAGCAAATCCTTCTTCTATTTGATCATCATCCAAAAAGAATTGTTCTTCCTGATCTAATGTTCCTTCTAAAATTTTCATACAACAAGAAGAACAAGAACCAGCACGACATGATGAAGGATGATCCAAACCTGCTTCTTCTAATGCATCTAAAATAGAAGTGTCCTCATCACACTCAAAGGTATGTGTTTCACCTTCTGATGTTTGTAGAGTGATAGTAGCCATTTATTTTTTCAATACAAGGCAATGTTATTTAGATTACATTTATCTTAATAATATGATACTATGAGGATTCCTCAACTTTTTTCTTTTTAGAACCAATATTATACTTAGTTTCTAATATCCAATCACCTTTATCCTTATAAGATAAAACTTTTATTTGATTCAATGGTGCAATATCTTGTATCTTTTCAGTATCTACAATAGTGACCAATCCCCAATCAGCAATAAGCTGAGCAATACGATTTCTACGCTGAACATCATTAGAAGTAAGGTTAGCATGTTTTCCATCAAGTGCGAAGAGTTCCTTAAAATGGACAAGATAATACCTTCCTTGCTTATGCAAGATATGACATGATTGATATATCTTCTTCTCCTTTCTGGATGCTACTCCAATTCTTGTTAAAGTCTCACGGACTTTTAAAAAATCATCTGGTTCACCCAAAACCACTTCTACCATTTGTTCAGGTGCCCACTTTATCTCAGGCTCTTGCACAACACTCATTGCTTTCCTCCAGTTTCAAATTTAGATTTTATAAAATTAAGTTGGTCTTTTGTCAGGATTTTCAAAGCTTGTTGTGCCTTTTCGTTACTATATCCATAATAACGTTTCACCAAATCAAGATCTTTGATTTTATCTTTACGGAGCCAAGGAGAGAATCTCTTCTTAGTTCTCAGTGTATTTAGCAAAAAATCATATTGAAGTTTCTTTGGTAAAAAAGAATACATATTCATCTCATTTGCAAACATAATTGCATCAAGATGTCCAGAGAAACAACGATTGATAATATATGGAGGATATTCCTTTTCTAAAGATGGATCTTCATCAATTAAATTCTTTTTTGTTTGGTTAATAGAATTTAACCAATCTTTCAATTCAGTCATTATCAAATGGGGATTTGGGAAAAGTATAAGGATTTTCTTCTGCATATTTAGCTGCAGCTGCTACCCTTCTATTATGACTCCAATAATCATATTTAATATAAATTTTATATGGAAGACAAAGGCATTTTTGAGCAAACCATTCTGCCCATAAAAAACATACAATTATAAAATCTAGAGGATCTTTAGGCATTATAATATATGATAAGGATCTATTTGTCCACCAAGCTTATCAACATCTCTCAATAAATTACTAAACCTATTATTAGATTCAGCTAACTTTTGTTCACCTTTAGTCGTATAATGTAATATAACTGGATTAAAAAATTCTTTATGCTTCTCTTCAATATAACCTTGAGTAACATCCTGTATACCAAACATACCACATAAAACAGAAAGACGACTCATAATAATCCAAACTGCATATTGATCAACAATACGTGAGTTTGGAATAGGCATAAGTTGAGCACCATTTTTAAAGATGTTCATCAACTCTGTTAGTTCATCTAACTTATCAATAATCTTAATATGAATATTATTATTGAGTAAAATTACACCGCAACAATACTTATTAACTTCTGTTTTACCACCAAGATTAATAATTGCATCATCTACTGCTTTTAATTGCTTTCTTATATTTTTTCCACCACCAGTATTTGGATCATGCCTAAATCCAAATTCCTCTCTACCATAAACATCATATCTAGAATAAGTATCAAAAATATACTGAACATTATCATAAAAAATAGTATCAGAATCAAGATATAAAATATTAAATGATTGATCTTTAAAATATCTTAAATTATACCATCTATGAATCGACCATGCACTAAGCATAGTATGATCAAACTCATCTACAAATGGCAAAACATTTACGTTATAATTAAGACGGAAATAAAGGGGAATAAAAGCAGGATCATCACAAAAAAGATAAACAGGTATTTCATCATTAAACTCTCTTAGTGAACGTATACTATGATCAAAACGTTTTAACTCATGATCATTTATATGGTCATGTTCATTCTTTTTATAAGAATAAAAAACAATATTAGAAGTGGTCTGATTTTTTGATATCATAGTTAAAAAGTAAAAGTTCTTTTCTAGACTTTTGTTCTCTCATATAATCACCTGTAGTACGCATACTATAAGTTAAATCATACTCAGCAACATTCCAATCTTTAAATCTATCTTTAATTATTTGACTACTATTATACGATACAATCATATCAATTTTAGATTCATTACAATCTTCTGCAAATTTATCATGATCAAAATACTTATGCATAGAACCTCTCTTTCCATAGATAGGAATTTTAATTTCATAAGGAGGATCTAGATACATGAATATACCATCATGAACATTCTCTCTCAT